TTCATGCGAAGTAAATATTATAATAAGAAATATGATATACGATAGGAGTTGAACTCCTATCGTATTCTATTTATTTATTAGGAGGCATAAAATGCTTTTGGATACTTTAAAAAAGTTTGCATTTGAAAATATGAATGTAGAAATATCGAAAAATAAAGATACTGGTCATATAATTATAGAAAACAGTAGTACAGAAATTCATAATAGACCTGATGGTAATGCAACTAAAATTATGCACATAGTTACGAAAATTAATTTAGATGGTGAAATTGTATCTTCAAAAATTTTCTTAACTTTTAGAATACGTGTTGATAATGAGTATAAAGATTCTCATAAAATCATTGATAGATCAAGTCAAGAATATTCTAGCAGGCTACCTTCTTTGTATAGTGAATCAATTCAAAAATCTATGGAAGTATGCAGTTGTGGTATTCCTAAACTTGCATTCGGGGATTATATTAATATTGATAGATTTGGCGGAATAAAATTAATTCGTCTTTGTGATAGAAAGGTGTATTAAAATGCTTTTAGATACTTTGAAATTGTTGGCATTTGAAGGTATGGATATAAAAATTAATAAATGTAATGATCATATATGTATTACAAATAGTAAGGTAGAACAGGTGATCGAAAATGGAAAAAATGCGTTTAAATCTACCACTATTAATACGGAAGTTACCAACGATGGTGAAATTATAAAATCAGATATAACTGAAAGTTTGAGTAATAAAGCTACTGTTATATGTGATAAATATCCTAGCTACAATTATTTCAACAAAGTACCTCTAAAATGTAGCGAAATAATTCAAAGATCAATGGAAGTATATGCTATTATTATCATTCCTACTCTAACTAATAGAGATTCTTTTATTATTGATAGATATGGTAGTGTAAATAAATTTAGTTATTAGTGAGGTTATATAAAATGCTTTTAGATACTTTGAAATTATTAGCATTTGAGGATATGGATGTACAAATTAGAAAGTTTTTAGATTGCATATTTATTATAAATGAAAAGAAGGAATTCATAACGAGAGATGGAAAAGCTATGTTTAAAGTCACTAGTATAGATACAGAACTAAGTTTTGATGGTGAACTTTTATCCTCGAGAATTTCTGAAATCTTTCTACCTAACGAGACTATAGAGTCTATACCTTGGATGTATTATAATTATCCTAGATATGATTACTTTAATAGAGTGCCTTTAAGATGTAGTGAAGCAATCCAAAAATCTATGGAAGTATGTCATTGTGATATTCCGACATTGAAGATTGGAGAAATTATTAATATTGATAGATTTGGTAAAATAAATATTTGTAAAAACTAAAAGATATATATTATAATTATAGATATATTGATTTTTGCTATAACAGAAAGGAAAATTAAAATGGAAGATTGGAAAACAAGACTAATTGAAGAACGTAAAGAACTTGGTGAAAAAGTAGAACGATTGATCAAATTCTTAAATGAAAACAAAGAATGTGAAGACTTTGATCTACTAGCTGAGCAGTTACACTATATGACTGGCTACTATGAAGTACTAACCAAACGCGTATCTAAATTAAGTAAATAATTTTTAAGGAGATGAGTTTAATACTCATCTCCTAAATTTTATATATTGGAGGTAATAATATTTTTATATAAATAAACTTTTTAATTTTATTTTATAGGAGGTTTCATAATGGAAAGACTATTAAAAAATGTAACAGAAACAGACATTATCAATTTTGATTTTATTAAAAGAAATAGAGTATCTTTAAATGGTAGAAATAAAATGATCACTAAAATATTTTCATCAAGATCGAGTTATGATATTTTAAATACTGCGTATATAAGAATAGATAGACGTATTAATGATGATTTTACTTATATGGATATTATTAATCTCAATCCAGCTGATGCTATACGTGAGTTTAAAAATAATAAAAAGCATCATATATTTAATAACCCATTATACAGATATTTTAATTATGATAAAATTTTAGACTATGCATATATTCATACAAAAATTTATCATACATTGAATAAGTTTGAGGATGATAATATTATCGGTAGCAATATATCTATTTTTGCAATTAATGTTAAAGCACTTAGTGTAAAATATAATCTAGAGTGTACTTTAAAAATACAAGATATTTTGATAGATGTAATATTAAATAATAAAAATGTTACAGTTGATAGTTTAGTAGAAATTATTAAAGATTTTACTAATAAAAATAATCTAGTTTATAATACTCCTAGGTTAAGTGCTATTAAAAATTTAATAGATAAAGTTAATAAATATCCTAATGTATATAAAGAATTGGATAAATTTGTTAGATTATATAATACTACCCCAGTATGCGAGCGACATGATTTTATATGTGGTCTAATAGGCGATGATGATATAAATATTACTCATATTAGGAATTCGTTACCATTCTTTTCATTAAGATCATCCGTTTTTAATGAAAAGAATTATACTATATAATTTAAATAATATGGGAGTTGAATATAATGAAAGAATATAATATTGAAGTTAAAAAAGAATTTAATAAACACCATAATTTAGCTAAAATTCAAGAAAAATATCCAGAGCTTAATCCAAATCAAATTGTAGGATATATTCTTGATGCTGATTGTGGAACTAATGATAAAAAATATAATAAAAATGATATAGTTATCGCGCCAATTACAACCCCTGCTAATATTATTACAAATATTGACGATAAAGATATTAAATTTATTAGTGAAGGCAGAGAAATAAATATTACTGGTCGTAAAACAATCAATTACCAAGAATTATTTTATATGGTAATGATTGAAGGACGTTCTTTAGAATATTTATTGAATGTCTTAAATTGTAATGAATATTCTATCTTAAAAGGATTACAATTCTTACATGCTGAAGCAAAAGATGAAGTAATTAAAGCTAAGATTGTTGAATATTCTAATATCTACTTTTTTAAAGCATAGGTAAGTTATGAATATAGCGGACAGATTAAAATCTGCAATACCAGATTCGCAATTTGCGGCTGGTAAGAAAGAAATAGTTTTAAGATGTCCGTATTGCGGGCATACATCATCACCTGGAAAGAAGCATATGTATATAGGGGTATCTAAAGATAAGCCTATTATGTATAATTGCTTTAAATGTGAAGCAGGTGGTTTAGTAAATAGAAATTTCTTGGAATTATTAAAGATAAAAGATCTATCTTTAATATCTGAGATAGAAGAATATAATAAGAAGATGTTGAAGAGTAAGCCAAAAGCTTACTCTTCTATTTCTACAGATGAAAGAATAATAAAGTATAAAGATTTTGTCTTAGATGATAGAATATATCAAGAAAAAGTAGACTATGTAAATTCTAGACTTGGTGTAGTTTTACCAGTATGGTATTTATTAGAACTTAAGATTATATTTGATTTTACGTTCTTCAAACGCCAGATTGTGCATGCTCTGGGAGCAACAGAATCTGATTATGAACGAATTCAGCGTGAGTATGTGGGTTTCCTCTCGATTAATAATACGGCGTTAATTATGCGTTGTATTAAACCAGTGGATAAGAAATTTAGATATTTAATAGTAAAGCTATCAGAGAATAACTTTACTAAAACGTATTCTATTCCAGCTCAAATCCCTATAACAACCGATAAGGTTTTAGTTAATATTACTGAAGGACAATTTGATATTCTTTCAGTATTTACAAACTTATCATATGGTGCTAACGGAATATATATGGCTGCATCAGGAAATAAATATCCAAATGTAATTTCATTAATTCTCTCTAGAGGAATTATGAATATGGATTTACATTTATATTTTGATAATGATGATGCTGGTGATATATCTATGAGACAATCTGAGTTCTTCATAAACAATAATATCCAATTCTTTAGAGGATCTTCTGTATATTTCCATAGAAATGAATCTGGAGAAAAAGATTATGGTGTACCATTAAGTAAAATTAAAGACTCAGTAAGACAAATATTATGATGCGGATGGGGATAAACCTCATCCGCTCACTTTATTTTTTTTCTTAAACATCTCATTAATAAAGGAGGTAACATATGGGAAAATTCCTAGATACTACCTATGTTGGAACTATTAATTCTATCTTAGACTCTAAGAAAGATAGATTAGATAATACGTTCTATACATTTACAGATAAACCGCCTACAATTTGTACTTACTTCAATATCAATACTGCGGAAAGTACATTAGATGAAGGTACTGAACAAGCATATAGTTACACTGATGGAGATTCTCCATTAAGATATAATAAAATTAAAGATACAGTTCTATTTGGCTTAGATAAGATTCAAGTCCAATTAGAATCTGGCGATTATGGTATTGAATCCGATTCCATTGAAGGCGATGCATATGTCCTTCCAAATGCATTCAAACCATATCCACAAGATTATTTTATAATTAATCATACTGATGAAGAATACCTATTCAAAGTTACAGGCGTTACTTTAGATACATTACCAACTGGGGTTAATATGTATAAGATTTCTTATCGTTTAAGTTCCCATGATGGTGATAATACAGATATCGAATCCTTAGTAGTTGGATCTTATACAATGGATACAACTAATATTGGTACAAATCTATCTTTAGTTATCAAAGATGATGACCATGCTTATATTAAACGATTAGAAAATATTTGTACCGATATGATCACTTACTATCGTTCATTATTTTACTCTAATAAGACTCAGACTTTCATATTCACTTATGATAATCATAATTTCTATGATAGTTATATGATTGAGTTTATTAAGCGAAATGATTTAATGAATACTTTGAGTATACCATTCATGCAAATTGCTCACCAACTTGCAGTTAAAGAATCTTTTGCTTTAGATTACTCTAGAACTCTTTTCCATTCTTTAGAAAGAAAAGATAAGACTTGTATTAATAATCCATCTTGTTATGGTATGAAGATCGAAGATAAAACTTCTATTTTATATTATAATATCGAAGATTATTACTATATTTTCCATCAATATAAACCTGGTGATAACTGGGTAGTACCATCCTTTGATGATTATACTGTAATGAGAATCAGAGATAATGAAAGATATGAAACTGATGATCCATATTATTTCAAGAATATTATCATAGATTACTTTAATGATAATCAAGATAAGTTAAATAGATATGATGAATTCTTACTAAAATCTTTAGAAGAATTTAACTATTCTTTACCAGCAAACATTATTTTTTACTACGTTCCTGTGATTATATTTATCCTAGAAGAACAGGTTAAGAATATAATGAAAAACCTATCTCGTTAACATATCAGTAATCTATATGGAGGTACTCTAAATGAACGAACTCGATAATTATTTCAAAGAGCAAATTGATAACGAAGATGCGTTCAATGTCATGATTGACGAGAACGGATTTTTAGATACTATGATTGCAAAACGAGATATTATCGATGCCATTGATGCTGATATGGCAAGCGATGATATTGTTGATGATGAAGGTATATTCTTAGCAACTATGTCTAGTGATGATCTAGATGATTTAGTTGACGATAATGAATATAATGAACTTGATTACTAAAGGAGGATATTGAAATGGATGATAACAAAACTATCCATCAAGATCTAGAAGATACTGCCGCTACAGTTGAAGATGTAATTGCAACTGATGACGTAAATGATGCAGATATGGATGAAACTATCGATGCTATCGTTGATGCTTCTGATGAATTAGAATTAGATGACGACGAAGATAATGATGATATTGACTCCGTTGAAGGTCTAGAAGATGAAGAAATTGATATCGAAGCAGAAGATGAAGATGAAGCTGCTGAACTCGAATTGATGTCTGATATCGACCAACAACATGAAAAAGACAGTGAAGAAATCGCTGAAGAAGTTGAAGATGATATTGAATTAACTGAAGCTTATCATTTAATTGATGATGCTTTGATCGAATCTGTTCTTACTTCTGAAGATGAATTAATTGAATCTATCTAGGAGGAAATATCAATGGCTAAACTTGTAAATGTAACTTGCCGTCGCCCTATTCGACTACGTAATAAATTGGTTCGCGCTATCCACAGAGAAATGTTGGAAGCAGAAGAAATCTTTGAATGTATCATTCAACACGGTGTTGTTGAAGAAATTCTTGAAGATGGTAGAACTCGTATTTTAGACTTCACTAACTATAACGAAGAAGTTACTGAAGAACCTAAAGAAGAAAAAGAACCAACAACTAAAAAATCTAGTAAAAAAGAAACCAAATCTGAACCTAAGGAAGACAAAGAACCTGTAACTGAACCAGAAGTTAAACCTGAAACAGAAACAACTACTGAAGAAACTACAGAAGAAGATCCTAAAGGTCCTGAAACAAAAACTGAAGACGTTAAAGAAAACGCCGAAGAAAAAGTAGCTGAAGCAGAAGAAAAAGCTGCTAAGAAATCTAGCAAAAAATAAAAAAAATAAACAAGTTATACCCGTAGGATCATAGAAATCCTACGGGTATTTATTGTCTTATTTTTTTCTCACTGTACGCTTAATATTGCGTACAATGATTAATACGCGGTGTGCTAACCAGAATAAACCAAAATACTTTGCAACTTGCAAAGTAATAATTACTGATAACATAGAATCTTGACTCATATATTGAGTCAAAAGATTAGAAAGCCAACGTAGCCCAAAGAATGGGTCGATTGTCATCCCGATGATGAATACTAAAATAATTGCTGTTAATAATGCAGCTACAAGTGCTGCAAATTTTGTTACGATATCTGCTTTCATAATAAGATTAAACATGATAATTCTCCTTTAAAATAAAATATAAACTAGTCAAATCGACTATATACTTATCATTATAACACCTTAATAATATATAACTATTAAAACACAGTTTTACAAAGGTGATAAATATGCAAATATATTATCAGATGTCTACCAGGAATAAAAGCTTTCTGGATATGCATATATATCTTAAATCCATAGGAATTAAGAATAACAAATTCATGCTGGCTCTGTTAGACCCTGATTTAGCGGCTATAGACCCACATGATCCAAATTTAAACCAATATTATAAGGGTAAAGTACTAGCCGAATGTATGGCAAACTTCTGGTACTTTATTCGAGAAGTATGTAGAGTTCCAGACCAAGGTGGTAGTGGTACCGGTATACCATTTAGACTACACCGTGGTAATATGGCTCTATTTTTCTGCTCAATATATAATATGAATATCTTCCACGAGTTACCACGTCAGCAAGGTAAAACCTTAGCAGCAGATGCTAGATATTTATATTTATTTAACTTTGGTACTTCGAATGCTACTATTGCATTCTTACATAAAGCACAAGATGGTTCTAAGGATAACTTACAAACTCTAAAGAACCTTCGTGAATGTTTACCACCATATCTAAGAATGGATGCACCATTTAATAGGAAAGATGGTAAAGCTGCAAAAGCTTCAGATACAGTATTGCGTCTAGAGCATGCAGTAAATAGAAATAAAATTATCACAGTAGCATCTGCACGTAATAAAACTGCAGCTCAGAACTTACTACGTGGTAAATCTATTCCTCTATTATGGGGTGACGAATGGGGATTTGCACCATATAATGAAATCATTTATCTAAATACAGTCCCAGCATTCAAGAGAGCTGCAGATAACTCGAGAGCAAATGGTGCACCTTATGGTATATTATTTACAACCACCCCAGGATTCTTGACTTCTCAAGAAGGGGTATTTGCGTTCCAAATGAAAGAAGATGCAGTTCCATTCAGTGAAACTTGGTATGATAAATCTTATCAAGAAATCATGGAAATAATGGAATCTAATACTAAGTCTACTTTCGTATATATTAAGTTTACTTACCAACAACTTGGTTGTAGTGAACAATGGTTCAAAGAAATCTGTAGAACCATGAATAATAAATGGGAAGATATCCGTCGTGAAGTTTTGCTTGAATGGTCAAACTCCACAGATAACTCACCATTTACATTAGAAGAATTAGAAACAATGTCTAGGTTAACTAGAGAACCAACCTCGGTAATAGATGTATTGAATGGCAAGTTCCAAGTTAATCTATATGATACTATCGAATATAATAGAAATGGTTTGCCAGTGGATCCACCTATAATGGGTGTAGACGTATCTGGGGGGTATCGACGAGATAGCTCAGCCATTTCCATTATAGATAGTAAGACAACTAAAGTAATAGCTGACTTTAAGTGCAACTATATTAGTCAAATAGAACTGGCTAAGATTATAGTTGAATTAACGCAAAAATATATGCGTAATGCTGTAATTAATGTCGAACGAAATGGTGTAAGAACGCACTGCATAGATAGAAATGTCTATGTATCAACAGGGTTAATTGCTTTGACGTATAGGAGTAAAGTTATCTCCTACGTTTAGCAGCGAACACATCTAATTTTATATTAGATGGGACGTTCAACGATCATCTCCTGACGGGAGAGTAGAACCGCAAGCGATTGGCGGAGGAAAAATCCTGGCCTCAGCAAGTAAAGTTGGAGGACGACAAATGATCTAGGCACGTCCTGTAATGGGAGTGATGCAAAATTGCATAAGTATAGAGTAGCGACTATATTTAAATATATTCGGGTTCGGGGCATCAGTTATTGCATTATTGAAAAAAGCAGGAATTACTAATAATCTTTATTATGAATTTAAAGATAAGATTATTGAAGAAAGATTCGAAGGACCAGGGGCTATTAAGAGAATTAAACAGCTCACTAAGGTATTCGGTCTAGATTCGACTAAAGGCGTACGTGAACTTTTAATGGAAATATTAAAAGAGCGTATGGATAACCATAAAGATAAGTTTGTATCTAAACGGCTATATGATGAATTCCTTGGATTAGAAGTTAAACGTAATGGTAAGATAGAGCATTCTACTAATACACATGATGATTTAACTTTCTCATATCTAATGGCATTATATGTATGGTATGAAGGTAAAAACTTAAAAGAAGCCTTTGGTATAAACAAAACAGTCTTAAAGACTGATGAAGATGTAGATGATATAGTATTCGATGCAGCAGTAGAAACTGTTGAAATCTATGAAGAAACTATTCAGCTACAAAAAGATTTAGCTAAAGATGATCCATCAGAATTATCTCCTATGGATAAGTTAAAAGAAGCTCAACGAGCTATCGGTATGACTTATCAAGAATGGATAAAAGCTGAGGATGCTAAAGAAAAAGAAGCATTAGAGACTGCATTACATGATCCTCAATTCTTAAAGGCATATGCATATAAGTATAACCTAACAAAAGAAGATGTAGATCTAATACGTAATCAGCAAGATGGTAAATTGCCAAATCAGGCATTTATTTCACTATATTCTAATGATACACCAACAAATAATGATTCCCATTTATATGGTAATCTTTCTAGATTCTATAATCAAATCTAAAAATTTAAATATTTACTTACATTTCAGTAAATTTTAAATTAACTATTTAAGGAGGAATCCGATGTTTGGCTATAGTAACGGGAACGCTGGTTATGAACTAGCAAATGAACACCAATTATCTGAAATACTAGCAAACTTCAGTAGCGATTATATCTATGATGTAATTGATAATCATATTAGTAAACGCTACGAATTTGCTATTAACGCAAAACCAAATATGGTAAATGTATTTCGATCCAACTTCGATAATATTAGAGCTAATTATCCAATGGATGTAGAAAATACAAATGCAGTTGAACTCGATGTATATAAGAATATTATCGAGACAATTTGTAATAAATGTAATGTATCCCATATTGATGAATCTGATGATAATATCTATTTATTAGCAACTACTTTATATGATTTCTTAGTATGTGGATTTAATGCTCATATGACTAACTTCTTGATTAATCTAATTGTATCTGAGCAGAATTCTATTTACTCTGCTCTTGAATTAGAAAACTTAAAGAAATCTAAAGACAGCTCAACTATCTATAACAAGAAAGTTATGGATAATTCTAAATTAGCAGTAATTAATGCTAATTTACCAACAGTAATTCAATACATCTCTACATTAGATATTCGCATGGCTGATATCTTAGCTAATTGCTATAAGCAACCTATTGTAGATTTGCTTACTTCTAATTTCAGTGAAGATGTTAATATCTTTACAGATTTTATGAAAACTATTATTTCTAATCAGTACTTATTCCCTGAATATGTAACTGAATTACGTTTACGGATTCAAAATATTAGAGGAGAATACAAATGAGCGAAGAGACAAAATTAGATATCGTTGATGATTTAAATCTTGCTACAGAAGAAGATGCAGCTAGATTAGATGATAAGAACGTA